CTTATGCTGTCTTCTGCAGCAATTGCATCTCTTTCCGCTTCTAAATCTAAAGCACGGTCATACTGCCCCAACCGCTGTCTTTCTAAATTAAGTTGTTGGTCTCGATAAGCTTGATTTTGACGCATCTCTTCTTCTTGAAGATTAAGTCTGCGTTGATTACTCGCATAATTTAATACTTGCCCTAATACTTGCCCAACCATGACTATTCCCTATAAAAATGGCAGCATCATAATAGCGGTAGAAGCTAAACCGCCTATTGTGCTGAACTTATTAGCTTTATACTGTGCATTAGCTTGACTATAAGCATTCTTCCTTTGCGTTGCGTCACCAGCTGCACTGCCTAATTGCTGAAGGCTAGTGCGATTAACGCCCTGCCCAATGTTAATTAAATCACCTAAAAGCTTTTGATTTGCGTCACGCTGAGCAATACGAGCATCTGCAATAGACTGAATACCGCCTAGTGTAGTACCACGCCTGAGATTACGCTCCATTTCACGTTGTTGTGCAGGAGTTAATGAAGCTCCATAACGTGATACATTTCTTTGTGCAATGTCACGAGTTCTTTGTTGGGCCATTTCTGCATCTTCTCTAGCTGAATCAATCAAGCTAGTATCTGTGCTGGCTTTTTCAAGCAAATTTTCTTCAAAGTCTCTATAGTCTCTGACATAATCAAGATAATCCTGTCGAGTGATGCCAGCAAAAACCCTATCAGGATCAGTAACTGTAGGTAAACCAAGACCTCCAGCACTACTCGACATAGGCTGAGCCTCTTCCATCTCACCCGTTCTTTGATTAAATCTTCTACCTTTCATGGTACTAAAATCCATATTCTATCTACCCTTAATCAGAAAAGTAGCGGCTGGTCTTGAGCAAATTTAGGTGTTTGTTTTAACGGGGTTGTTCCACCCCCAAACTGGTTTGTAACGGTTCCCCCTAATTGGGATTTATTTCCAAACCCACCTTTAAACGCTTCAGCCCCTTTCAATCCTGCGGCTAAAGCGACACCTGCACCTGCATCAAATTTAGCTGCTGCAACTTGTTGATTAGCTCTAGCCCTTTGCAATGCTTCAGAAGTTCCTAACCTAGACGCTTGTGCCATACCAGTTTGAGCATCAGCAGCTTGTCCTCTAGCAGTGCCAAGTACACCAGTACCCATAGTATTTTTTACATTAAGGGCAGCTGCATCAGCTTGCTGCAACTGACCACTAAGAGCTTGAGAAGTATCCCCCATACGTGAAACATCAGAAGCTGCACGAAAACTAGGTTGGCTAGTTAAAGTCTGCATTACATCTGCGTTTGCACGCGCTCTAACAGAGTCCCTAAAGTTAAAGGTACTCGCTCTATCACGCATTTCGCGTAACTTAGGAGCATACTTTTGATCAAAGAATAACTTTTCTGCTAGACCTACAGCTGCGCTAGTCTTCTCCGCTTCAGAAGCCTTATAATCTTCTTGTTTAGGTCTACCGCCCATCAAACTCTCCTTGTATAAACAGAATGGTTTAGTTCCCACCCTGCATCTAACCAACGTTGTGCAAACGGTTTTGGTGTTCGCACTTCTAATTCTATATATCCTGCCTTACTCGCTTGCTCAGAAAAGAAAGCCATATATTTTAATACACAGTCTTTTCCTCTCTCTTCTGCCCATGCTATCCAGATCAACAACGTTGAAGTCCTTGCATATTCATCTTTTAAACCAGTAGTTATGACAAACCCTTCTGGGGCTATCCACAACTGAGCTTGATTATTTACGCAAGCCGCATACACATCCTCTGGTATAAAAGTTAATTGTTCCTGATCTGTTAGTATCTCCTGTATTCCGTCCCTAACCCAATGCCAATGGTCCCTAATGTCAGCTAACTGTGGCTCATCGGATCTCTCTTCCATATCTGTTTCTCCTCCTGTTCAGCGGTAGGAATGGCCCACCGTATCTCACTTTCCTAGCTACGCCAGTGTCAGCTTGCTGCGCTCTACGCTCTGCTTCTACTAACCCAACGTTATATAATGATCTGTAAACGTCTGCACCTTGAAAATCAGTCCAATCTCTACTAGGCATACGCAGTAACCGAAACAAAGCCCCGTTTACAATTACTTCTCTGTAGTCGTCCATAATATCATCGCTACAGCTAGTAGACGTATGCAGTGGTTTTAACTGAACTCGTAACCTTGTGCTATTTGCCGTTGTCTCATTAGGCACAGGTACAAGGTAAAATAAAGAACGAGACTGCTTTACAAAATATTGCGGAGTGCCGTAATAAGAAGCTTCACGCCATTTTGGTTTACGTTCTTCTAGTAACGTAGTTGAAATAGGCTCTAAGGCATCTCCGTTAAATAATACCCACATAATTTTATGGACTGCAGTATCAGTAGGAGGCTCAAGATCATACTCATAGACACTAGATACCGTTGTGATTGGGTCTAGCTCAGCTTGATATACTCCAGACTTTTCACATAGCTCAATAACTGCGGAACGAATATTCGTTTCAATTAGTGAATCAGGGCAGTTTTGCACCATCGGTATAATATCAGGCAGTAAAGATTCATAGGTAGCCATTAGTTAACCCCCATCCCACGCATAGTTGCAGCTTGTGCCTGATTATCTGTGTCTAAATTAGGAGTCGTAGTTAGATCAATTTGAGACTTACCAGTAACGGAAGTAATAAATAGATTGTAATGCGAACTTGCTCGTTGTTGATTACCTACAAACTCACTATCTTTCATGTACGCCATGTATAAAACGTAGTTCATAATTGCGTTTGCAAAAATATCAGGCACGGTTAAGTTTCCATTTGCAGCTACTGTCGCTGGATTAGCTGAGTAAATAATCTCTAAAAAAGAAGCAGCCCCACTAGCAACCCCAGGGTAAACATAATAATTACGGGGGTTTTGATCCTCATACATGTAATGCTTAATTAAAGTGCCGTGTTTCGCATCGCCTTTCACAGTAGGATCATGCCAAGAAGGTTGTATTGAATCTAATGAATCTC